AGAAGAAACAAAACTATCAGGCTTCGCAGCTGCCCCTAACAAGGCTGAAGGTGCTGCAATTGCGTATGACAACGCACAAGAAGCTTGGACAGCTAGATATAACCACGAAACAATCGCTTTAGGCTTCAGCTTAACTGAAGAAGCAGTAGAAGATAACTTGTATGACACTTTATCTGCTCGTTACACTAAAGCATTAGCTCGTGCTATGTCTTACACAAAACAAGTTAAAGCTGCTAACGTTTTAAACAACGGCTTTGACGGCACTAACTATCCAGGCGGTGATAACAAAGCATTATTTGCTACAGATCACCCATTGGTAAACGGCGGTACAAACAGCAATACTCAGTCAGTTGCTGCTGACTTAAACGAAACTTCATTAGAAAACGCAGTTATTCAGTTAGCTGGTTGGACAGATGAAAGAGGTTTATTAATTGCTGCTAAACCACGTAAATTAGTTATTCCACCAGCGTTACAATTCGTTGCTACTCGTTTATTAGAAACTGACTTAAGAGTTGGTACTGCTGATAACGATACTAACGCATTACGTACAAATGGTGCGATTCCAGAAGGATACACAGTTAATCATTTCTTAACTGATACTGATGCATACTTCTTAACAACCGACGTACCTAACGGTATGAAACACTTCGAAAGAACACCATTGACAACTTCAATGGACGGCGACTTCGATACAGGTAACGTACGATATAAAGCTCGTGAACGTTATTCATTCGGTTGGTCAGATCCCCTCGGTATGTGGGGCTCACAAGGTGCTTAATTAATTAAGTACTTTCTCTCCTCGAAAACCCAGTTTCGGCTGGGTTTTCTTTTATCTATAACTCATGGTTTTCTTTATAGTTTTTCTTTTTAATATCAATACAATACATATATCAGCTATGCTGAAATTTAAAAAGAAGGAGAATCATTATGTGGACAACACCATCAGCAACAGAAATGAGATTTGGTTTTGAAGTAACAATGTACGTATGTAACAAGTAATCTTCTTACCTAGGTTCGCGAATTAAGGGGCTACACAGCCCCTTTTTTGTTGTATAATGTCTATAAAATGTGTATCATTTAATTATTCGGGAAACATCGACTTATCTAACTGCCCCGACAGACGCATACACGATAGATAAGTTTAACTTTGTATGGAGACATTATAATGGCAAGATCAACCTTTTCAGGTCCAGTCACATCTAATGCTGGCTTTAACGGACCAGTCGTAGTAGACAATACTACACTCAACACAGGCGCAGCAGTTACAACAACTCTTACTGCAGCTCAATCAGGAACATTATTTGAAGTAGACGGCACAGGTGACATCGTTGTTAATATGCCTGCTTTAAGCACATCAAACGTAGGTTTAACTTATGAATTCTTTGTGACTACTGCAGTAGGCGCTGGTACAACAGTAACATTCGTATTACCAGGTGCAGCAGTATCTAATTGGTATGCAGCTCTACAACTTATGGGTGGCGCAGCAGCTAACCCAGCTAGTGATGTTGCAGGCGATACATTAACTTTAGTAAACTCAACAGCGGTTAATGCTAGAGTTAAATTAACATGTATCTCTGATGACGGTACTAACTCTACATGGAAAGCTGAAACACTTTCTACACCATTAGCAACTGTTGCTTAATAGGAGATAACTCATGGGCATGAACGGAGATATATGGGCAGTGACCCCTTCCACAAGTGCTACCTATTATAGAGCCGCGGCATCTATTGCGGGTGCCGGCGCGCTGACCTTACTTACACAAGATGCAGGGCCTAACGGTATTGGTTATAAAGTTAGAATTACATCTGTTGGAGATGACAGAGGTATTACTTTTACCATCGTAGGTATTAAAGTTGGTGATTTAACAGGAAAGTTTACAACTGAGGTTGTAACAGGAGCTAATGCTTCAACTGCTGACTCAACTAACTTCTTTGCTTATATTGAAAGTATTACTGCTTCAGGTGCATCTGCTGGTAACGTAAGTATTGGTACAACTGGTTCAATTGCTTTACCTAGAACTCGATTAAAAGGGTTTTATTATTTAGCTAGTGGTACAGCAGGTAGTATTAAATTAAACTTAAATAGCACATCCGGTGTAGAACTATTAAATCTATCCACTCCAGCGAGTGCGACTGGTACACAAGATATGTTCTTACCTGGACAAGGTATTTTAACAACCCGCAGTAACAACACAGACTTTTCTATATTGACTGTAACTAACGTTACTGACGTTACTTTATTCTGTGGCTAAAATGGCTGAAAGAAAAAAGACAACAAAGAAAAAAGGAATGGGGATTAAAACTTCTGTGAAGTCGGGTAATTTTCGCCCGACCAAGCAGGGTGCTGGTATGACTAAGAAAGGCGTAGCCGCATACCGTAAAGCAAATCCTGGTTCTAAATTAAAAACAGCTGTAACTGGAACTGTTAAAAAAGGTTCTAAAGATGCAAAACGACGTAAGTCATTTTGTGCAAGATCTGCAGGGCAAATGAAAGACTTTCCTAAAGCAGCTAAAGACCCTAACTCAAGACTACGCCAAGCAAGGCGTAGATGGAAATGTTAATATGGAACAAAAAGTGCATGAAACAGTAGCGGTTCACTCGGCAGAAATAGATCATATGAAGAAAGACATAGATCATATTATGTTGAAAGTTGACAAAATGGACAGGTCTATTGATGAAATTAAAGAAACATTGGCTGAATTTAAAGGCGGTAAAAAAGTGGCAATGTGGTTCTTTGGTTTTATTGGTGTAATTGCTGGGTCTATAGTGACTTGGTTTATAGGTAAATAATGTTTAAAAGGATATTAGAAATGTTTGAAAAAGAAAATCATGAACAACATGAAGAAAAAGTTGAGGATGTAAAAAAAGAAGCTAAACCTAAAAAGTTTGATGCTAAAGCTCATAGGGAAAAAATAAAAGCTATGGAATTTGCAAATGCCTCCAAAAAGTAAGAAACAAAAAAGATTTATGGAAGCAGTAGCTAATAATCCTAAGTTTGCAAAGAAAGTAGGTGTACCTACAAAAGTAGGTAAAGAATTTACAAAGAAACCAAAGTCCAAAAGGAGAAAATGATGGGCGACGAAAAAAAGAAAAAAGTAATTAAACCTGAAGACGAAAAAAAGCGTATTAAGGACATGGCTAAAGAAGCTCGTATGAAAAAAATTCTTACTGAAGACATAGAGACGTTCGGACCTAAAGAAGAATCTAAACCTATGAAATCTAAAAACCGAATGGTTGGAGTAGTTCCAGAACCAAAACCTATGGGCGGAAACATGCTTAAGGAAAAGAAAAAAGCTGGCGGTAAGATTGGTATGGGTATGACTAAGAACAATTATAAAAAAGGTGGCAAAGTTTCATCTTGCTCTAAACGTGCAGATGGCTGTGCTAAACGTGGTAAAACTAAAGGACGTATGGTTTAAGGAGAATATTATGGCTGGATGCGGTGGTAAAAAAATGGCATATGGTGGTATGACTAAAAAGAAAATGAAAACTGGGGGAAGTACTTTTCCAGATTTAAATAAAGATGGCAAAGTCACTCAAGCTGATATATTAAAGGGTAGAGGCGTAGGCGAAGAGGAAAAAATGAAAAAAGGTGGTAAAGTTAAAAAGGGTTATCACAAAATGCCAGACGGTAAACTTATGAAAGACTCAGACCACAAGAAAAAGAAAACTAAAAAGAAAATGGCATATGGTGGCGGAGTCAAAAAAATGAAAAACGGCGGTAAAATTGATGGATGTGCAATGCGAGGTAAAACTAGAGGTCGCAACGTATGATGAAATGTCGCGGCATGGGCAAAGCCATGAAGCCTGTAGCTTTGAAAAAAGGTGGTAGTGTGAAAGACGCATGCTACCGCAAAGTAAAAGCAAGCTACAAAGTGTTTCCTAGTGCTTATGCTTCAGGCGCTATTGCTAAATGTAGAAAAAATAAAGGTAAATAATGGCAGTCCGAAAGACAGCTAAAGGTGCCGCACTAAAACGCTGGTTCAAAGAAGATTGGAAAGATGTTAGAACCGGTAAAGCATGTGGCAGAAAAGAAGGAGAAAAACGTGGTACTCCTTATTGCAGACCTAGTAAAAGAGTGTCTAGCAAAACTCCTAAGACATCAGGAGAAATGACAGCAGCTGAGAAGAAGTCAAGAATATCTCAGAAGAAAAGTTTGGGACAACCAGCAGGTAAACCACGACGAGTTGCTCCACTAAAACGTAGGAAGACAACAAGGAAGAAATAAATGGCTACATCAGGAACAGCAACATTTAATATGGACTTAAATCAAATAGTCGAAGAGGCGTTTGAGAGATGCGGTGCT